GCGATGTGCTTGCGAAGGGTGTACGAAGTGTACTTTAGGCAATGATTCGAGATGTAAACGGATGCGATATGGTAGATTACGTAATTGTGATCCTTGTTATCGTGAAAGTTTACAACTGAAAAAACAAAAGTTGGAAGAAATGAAAGAGTGGGTTATGACAACAATGGATGATGTGGAAGAAGATTATGATGAAGATATACTTGAAAGCGTAGGTGATTGGATATCACTGAAAGGCGGTAATCCTCCTACACAGCCGATACAAGAACCACATATTACAGATGTACTTCGTCCTGAAGGCAGTGACATCACGAAGAATATCACACAGTTTTTGGACCCTTACGCAGAATCCCAGTTACAAGGGCACAATATTTTACCCGATGAAAGGAACGCAACGTGTGCCCAGTTGGTTACGGCAATCAACGGAAACAAATGGGATGAAGTGAAATATCTCATACTCGGAAAAGGGTGTATTACTAAAGGAACTTCCAATAAAATGCTAGATAAGCACCCATTACTTAGAGCGTACCATATTGCAAAATACGCCTTTGTAAGAGAAAATGACATAGGTGCGTTACGTCAATTTTATTTGAAACAGTTGAAACAGGATGATGCTGAAGAATTGATTAATTTAGATTTTTTGAAAGAATGTAATGAGTGGATGAAAGAGATGTTGTCGTCCTATTCGTTTGAACCTGGTGTGCTCCATCAAAAATATACACAATGGATGAAGGAAAAACAACAATTTTATGACTACCAAAGTGTAATGGGTGGATTTACGCAAGACCAGTTGGAGTGGATCATACTGATTAACTTCATTATTGATGAGCTAGATGCCATGTGATGATCATTTTTGTTTAATTTTAAATCCTAATAAGCTAACTTCTTGTATGTTTTGTATTGTCATGAAGAAGATAAATAATACTGCAAATAAAACAAGACAGATGAATTGTGCAATATCACCTGTGACTCCTGCACTGATATTTCCTAAGCTAACAAAAAGGGATGAAACAGCATTCGCAAAAATTTCTCCCAATGGATTTCTACATGATACTGGATTTGAAAACCATGTTGTTTCTTCATCTTCATTAGTCTGACAACCCAAGGAAGCACTAAACTCTACAAAATTTTCAATATTTTCGGGAATGAGAGAAAAGGCTGCGTATAAAGCACCGGAAGATATTCCTGCAATAACAGATGATTTAACTAAATCCAAACTAAGTGTTTTAATTTTCTCCAACATTTCTGTTTTATTTCTTTTCTGTATTTTATCGTTCTCTTGTTGATCTTTTTTTTCCTGAGCTTCATGCTCTATTTCATTTCTTTTCTGCATTTTATCGTTCTCTTGTTGATCTTTTTTTCCCTGATATTCATGCTCTATTTGTAATTTCTTTTCCATCAAAAGCAAATCTCTGAAGTCCCTGCAAGTTTTTTCAGTGATTCCCTCGTCTCTGCACATAATTTTTCGAATACTTTTTGCCAAAGTTCCAATCAATGATCTTTGCTTCATATCTAACACCGCACTTCCTTCTTGGATAACTTTAAACAACTTACTGTTCCTTGTACAACAAAATGTTTCATTAATCTCTATTTCACCTAAAGAATTGTATAACTTGTCAAATAAACGTTTTTGTTCTTTTTTGCCTCCCATTTTATCCAGTGCATGCATAGCTTTTCTGTATTCGGTATATTCAGGTCCCAAGAGTTCTAAATTCAAATTACTCTCGTCACCAGAAGAATTTAAATTACTCTTAGTATCATCAGCAGGAACCGAATTACTCTTAGTATCAAAAAGAACCAAATTTCTCTTAGTATTCTCTCCACCAGGAGAATTTAAATTACTCTTTATCTTTTTCGCAACACGTTTTAATTTTACGATATCATAAGGATTACTTTTTCTTCCACCCTTCATTCGTTTTTTTGCAACTTTAGAGGAACGTTTCTGACTTTCATCATTTTTTGTGGACTTATCAGAAAGATGGTGTAATACAATTGCTATGGATGCTCCAAGTACAAGATCTGCCATTCCGTCTATAAAGTACATCAACATTTTTTTTGTGTCTATACACTATACACTTTCTGATGAAACACCCGTATAAGATTATTCGTTGTACGCACACAAATGGATGCAAAACAAAGTTCAATGAACATGGGCGATACATATCGTCTACTCCTTCCGGAGCTGCAAGAAAAATGCACACGCAGTTATGTGGGCGCAAACGTGTCAAGGGTCGGTGCACTTTCAGAATCACATTCGTGCGTACAGACCTCCCCGCATCTCAACGAAAGGAATACGTGTACATCACTCGTCGCATTAAGCTAAAAAAACCAGTACAAGTCAACATAGCCGGGAAAAACGTCGTCTACAAATACAAGATACACGTCGAAAAAGCGCCAAAAGCTACCGTAACGTGTCCTTCTACGCATCATCAGAGTCCAGGCACAATGAAACGCTGGAATAGGGGTGGTACAAAGGATGATGAGACGAAAACCTCAGATAATAACCGTAGGCGCTCAACATTAGTTCGTCAACCACGACAGGACCTATCATGTCAAGCCAATTCGGGATACTTGGACAACATAATCATTTTGAACACAAATGGTAAAAAAATTGATCAAAATGTAAAGTCAATTATCATTGAACGGTCGTTGGGCGAAAAACAATATACATTCCTGCAAACATTTTGTAAGGATATGCAGACCATGATTCAAAAAAACTTTGAAAAAAGTACAAGAATATGGATACGGTGTCTAAAAACCTGCTACACTACGATAGAAAAATACATACAACAAGAAATACATTCCACCGCATATATTCTACGTGTTCTAGCGGCATCTCTCATTTCTGGAAATGAAACGACTCCGGCATTGACCATCAAAGTTGATAAAAATGCCAACCTCACCGGTAAATGGGAAGACGATATGAACTATTTTACACTGCAGACGTTTTCAGAAAATCGTGAAAAGAGAAAAGGAAAATTGATCATGGGTTATGGGCCCAGTGCGTCTGGGAAAACGTATTGGGCCAAAAATATTATTAATGTACTTGGACGATTGGACACGACATTCCCTTCTACGTTCTTGTCGATTGATGGTGGTATATATAGAGAAGCCTCTATAATTTATCAATCAGTGATTCGAATTATAAGAGATACAACCAAATTTCATGGATTCTCAAATCTTGTCACATCCAATTTTTTCGAGAAAAAAACCTTCAGCGGTATCTTATTTGATAGTAATGTCGTAAAGAAACAAATCAAGAATTTTCTGACTCGTTCACAAAATCCCAGACCGAATTTATATGTACCGGAAACGTTAGGAGGATGCATACGCAATAAAGTGGGAAAGAAATTGGAAAAAAGATTGGGAAAGAAATTGAGAAATAAATTGAGACTGTCATGTGATATGAAAGTTGAAGAATTTATTGGCATTACAAATGCGCGCCAGGATTGGGTCGGTCTGTGCATTTGGCAACATAAACGAAATACTGCGTGTACACGCTCTGATGCATGTTGTTCGTATCCAGATAAATATAAGTGCGTATCGACGACTGTGAGTGGTCAAAATCGAGAAAAAAAAGAAGGTAAAAAATACAGTCCCGGCGCGTGGGAATATTCGTATATCAATGGAAAAATTGAATCGATGAAAGCCCCCAATGACAATTGGTATCATATACACAATACAGGCCAAGCAAGTGCTACAAGTATTATTGAAGTGTCTCCGGAAAAGGCCTCCTCATTGCGCAAATCACGCAACATTGTCCAACAGATACAGAAAGATTTCAACTGTGAATTCCGAGAATGCCACTTAGAAAATATAAAAAAGTGGAATATTCCCAATACGAACCCTTCTATCATAGAAATAACTTCGGAAGTACTGTAATGTAAGAGCGCGGATCCTGTTCAATCAACCTCTTCAATATGAGGACCTGACGGTGCTTCCGCAGGAGGGACATCCCCGTCGGTCGCCATTCCTTCACCAGTAGGCATACCCATTCCAGCATTTGGCATAGTTTCGCCTTTGTTCATGTACTTCATGAGAAGCGGATGGACGACCTGTTCCACATTCTGCTGTTTTTCTTTGTATTCTTCCGTCGTGTGTTCCGCCTCGAGCCACGTAATCGTTTCAGTAATCGTCGTTTCAAGCGTCGCCTTATCCTCGTCCGTCACACCCAGCTTCTCATCACTGATCTGCTGTTTTACGCCGTACACGAAGTTCTCGAGCCGGTTCTTTGCTTCAATCTTCTCGTGCGCAATACGGTCTTCTTCCTCGTACTCCTGCGCCTCGGCAACCATGCGCTCAATATTTTCCTTGGACAGACGACCCTTATCATTCGTAATGGTAATGTTATTCGTCTTGCCCGTGGAACTGTCCTTCGCTGACACATTCAGGATTCCATTCGAGTCGACGTCGAAAGACACTTCAATCTGCGGAACACCGCGCGGGGCAGGTGGAATGCCAGACAGTTCGAATTTTCCCAGTAGATTGTTGTGCTTTGTGAGGCGTCGTTCGCCTTCATATACCTGGATAAGAACGCCAGGCTGATTATCCACGTAGGTGGAAAAGACCTGAGACTTTTTGGCGGGAATGGTAGAATTGCGTTCAACCAGCTTCGTCATCACACCGCCAGAGGTTTCGAGTCCGAGAGACAGAGGCACCACATCTAAGAGAAGAACATTGTCCGTAACATCCGACTTGACACCCGTCAGAATTGCTGCCTGAACCGTCGCACCAAACGCAACCGCTTCATCTGGGTTCACCTTGTTGCAGAGTTCTTTGCCGTTGAAATATTCAGAAAGCATGTCCTGTACTTTAGGAATGCGCGTGGAACCGCCAACCAGCACGATTTCATCCACAGACGACTTGGAACACTGGGCATCGCGGAGAACCTTATCGACGACTTCGAGGGTACGCTTAAACATCGCCATATTCAGCTGTTCGAACTTCGCGCGGGTGATCTGGGTATTAAAATCCACACCATCCATGATGCCATCAATTTCAATGAACGCCTGTGTGCTGGACGACAATGTCCTCTTGGCACGCTCACACGCCGTTCGAAGACGACGGAGCGCACGTGCACTCGTCGTAACATCCTTCTTGAGCGTCCGCTTGATTTCTTTGATGAAGTAGTTAACCATTTTCTCGTCAAAATCTTCACCACCCAGATGCGTATCGCCGGCAGTGGCTTTGACTTCAAACACCCCATCATCAATAGACAGCAGAGACACATCGAAAGTGCCGCCGCCCAGGTCAAAAATCAAGACATTCTGTTCTTCTTCATTCTTTTCACTCAGACCGTAGGCAATGGCCGCTGCCGTCGGTTCGTTAATGATACGAAGTACCTTCAGTCCAGCAATGGCTCCAGCGTCTTTTGTGGCCTGGCGCTGACTGTCGTTAAAGTACGCCGGAACCGTGATAACCGCTTCTGTTACTGTGTCGCCGAGGTATGATTCAGCAATCTTTTTCATCTGTGACAGAACCATCGCGGAAATTTCTTCCGCATGAAACTGTTTAGTCTCGCCGGCCTTGGTGACTTCAATGAGAGGCTTATCATCATCGCCCGCTACAACCTTGAAAGGAAACGTCTTAATATCCTTCTGAACCGTCACATCCTGGAACTTTCTGCCAATAAGACGTTTGGCATCGAACACCGTATTAAATGGGTTGTTTGCAGACTGTGACTTTGCCGCAGTTCCCACCAGACGCTCGGTATCCGTAAATGCTACATAACTGGGTGTCGTACGATACCCCTGATCATTCGAAATAATTTCTACTCCCCCATTCTGCCATACACCAACGCATGAGTACGTTGTACCCAAGTCAATTCCAATTGCGTGTTTGGTCGTCATTGTTACCCTACATAGTAGGGAGTGTTTTAAGTACTTTTTCATTTTTTGATGTTGACAATGAAACAATTTAATATGACGGTACGGTACATTAAAATAGAGAAATTAACCTGAAATTACGATGAAAAGACCAAGCCGCCAGTACCATTCTGAATGCGAAGGATATTGTATCCGACCGTGTACACGGATAGGTCAAAGGCGTATGCCGGATCAGGAGTAACCGTATCAATACATAAGTCCAGCTTTCTAACTTGCGTCATGTTACATGATCCAGAAGGCTGATACTGTTTTGGGAATAGGGAAAAGCTGAATACATTCACTCCTGCTGGGGCGGTATTTTTGTAGTACCAGAACGGCTGTACCTTTGAAAAATATGATGATGCCTTCTGCTGGATTCGGGGTTGATTGTTCAATTTGATTTGGGCGTTTTTGATAATAGCCTTCTTTTTGCCTACAGACAGATGCTTCGTGTCTGATTCGCTTTCACTCACATCTTCATAGTTGGTGAAATTGAACCAATCGTTCCGTGCAGAACAATCGTTCCTTTTAGCCATCCACACGAGCTCTTTTACCGGTTCGAAAAGGGTCAGCGGGATGTTCTGTTCCGATTCGCGAAGTGCCGCGACAGGATGATGGCGAACGGTTGTGATCAGGTACGAATGTTCGGAGGATGCAAACAGCTTCATCTGTGAATTGTCCAAGAAGATGTACATTGCTTCCAATTCAGCCGTTACCTGATTGGCATTTGAACCGGACCCGATGAAATTATTCAAGGACACAATACTCTGTTCCGGATATGTTGCATTGAATGCGGTCGGTGACATCCATTCGGTCCATGTTTCTAATGGTGTATCTTCTTTGAAAATCTCAATTTCATTAGTTCTAATGTAATCATAGACTCCGTGCGTTGCCATTAGACTCCTATATTACAATTGTATAATATTTTAATTTGTTGAAGATCTCTTAAAGTTTTATTTATTGAAAAGTCGCGAATTTCATATCATAGTGACTCACCAGAATACCCATCAACCGTTCCCAGGAATGCGTGTGAGTGGACTGCGCATTGGATATGTAGCCGGACTTGAAGTTGTGTAGTGCATACTGAACCACATCGGCGTGTTCTGTAATGAGGTTATGAAGAATCGAATATCGCATCCAAAAGATCGTGCCGCCGACAAATTGATGATTCTGGCGGTGGTACGGATTCGGTATGTGCATCATTGAACAGTATTGAGAGACGATATCGTGGTTGTGGGCGTCTTTAGACACTTGTAACGTCCACGATTTTGTCGCACAACAGCCGACGGATGGAACGGACGACAATATTTGGCAGATATGTCTTATTCGTCCAGCACTTCCAACAATGGGCTCACACAAGGCTTCTCTCCACGTTTGATCGGACTTTGTATGCAGTTTGCAAATGAAATCAAAGGTCAAGTTTTGATCGCGGCAATACAGGAGACTCTGTACAAATGCTCCAATATCCATTCCCCGGTTTGGAACAGACAGAATGTGAACGTGGTTCGCGGTTGATGTCTCTGTCGCAGTCGCTGTCTCTGTCGCGGTCGCTGTCTCTGTCGCGGTCGCTGTCTCTGTCGCGGTCGCTGTCTCGGTCTCGGGCATCGATTGAATGCTTCGTATTATCCCCTGTATCGCGGCAGAGTCCTCATCCGACAGTGTGTCTAGAATCGAACATACTACTGTAATTTTCTTGTCGTTCAAGGTGGAGCACAGTACACGCAGATACTTCATGATGTGCTCGAAGGCCGCATTGTACGCGCCGACCTGGACGAATATGCCGACGGACGGTCGAATATCTTGAAAGGAGGGCAGACACGGATATCTGGGTAAGAGAACCAAACTGGTGGGGACCCGTGCATAGGTTGGCACGGTAATATTGTGTGTAACAAATCCAGAGAAGTCATTCAAGTAAACCCGGTTACTGTTAAGACAGTGATAATAACGGTTGTCGTCTAGAAACGATGAAACCCGGTTGGGGTGAATGAATATGCGGAGACGGTTTAATGCTTGCATCGCAGTGAATTTCTGCCACATTGGACCCTCTGTACAGAGAGCGATACGTTGAGGTGCTTGAGGTATTTGAAGAATAATTGTATGCGTATCGATGTCAATATTATGCAGTTTTAGCGTGAATGGGAGTTTCTGTAGACAATGATTCCAATACACGGATCTTTGAAAGTCCGATAGAACATCGTAATGGAGCGCAATCGTATCTGTTCCAATACTGGTTGTGCATGACATTCTCTATTCTTGTACACATATTTCTATTTAAATAATCTTACCGTAAGAGTAGTAATAGATGGATCTAGTAACCAACGTTGCTTTATTTAAATCGGGGTTCGATTCGATCAAGACCTACATCCAGAATGCCGGCGCACAGGCCAATCAGCCAGGAGTGATACTGGATCCCTTGAGTACCTTGATTCGACTGTCGCTGCTGAGTTTCTTTGCAGCGGGTACAAAGATTTCAATTGGAAATAATACATTAGTATATCAAGCTCCTGGTATGTTACAAGGCGCAACACGTTGGACGACAGGGTCCACACGGACGGAATTGCACTTACTGCTGAAACCGATTATTCGGGCTTTGAAGCACTACGACAGAGATTCCGAACATATCAAGAAAATAACTCGCTTGGCTACAAAGGGCTTAAAGAAATTGAAGAGTGCGTATCAGAAAGATAATAATATCACCCTGTATTCGCTCAATTTCTACATTCATACTATTGAAAATAGCGAAAAAGATCGCGACCTTCTTAATGTTCTGGAGATGAAAGATGACCTAAACGTATTTGAAGGCCTATGGACAGAAGACGATATTACTGTGTTATCTCATTTGCTAACAAAAGTAATACAGCACAGGGAGTACCAGACTCGCATCGATCACCTTGTTCAGGCGATCATCCATATACTGGAGGTAAAAGATGAGCAGGTTCGGGATATTATCCAGAATACTACCTCAAAAATTTAGTAGGTGAAAATATATGTATATATATTCTTTTTCCTATAGTTTTACAAATAAAGCATCCGACTGCTTTCCGTTCCATGAAAATTTACGTCCAAAAGCATCTTTCATAACCTGTTTCAAATCCTTTTTCTTTTTGTACGTGATATTGTTATGCTGGAGATAGATACCTCCGTCGCCTAAGTGTACTGTCTTTGAGTCTTCCATTTTCAGAACAACTATCACAAACGTTCTATCCAAGTAATCAGTACCAAAGCGTTTCTCAGCATAGTTCCACGGTACATTTTGAATCCAAAACCCATTGATTTTTTTATGTTTGCACACCAACATGTGTACCCCGATACTCTTTAGTTTCCGCTTCATCTCGTTGGATGTTAAGTCCCGGATTGTACTGTTCTTCACCTTGCGTACCGGGGTTGTTTTCCTGTGCAACCGACTCCATCGTTTACTTCCATTTCGGATGGTTCTTACAATCCATTGTTTTCCGTCTTTTCCCCTTTTCACAGAATTATTGTTTATACCGTGCGCACACCATCCGAGTCCCTTCGGACTTGGCTCAGTACCTTTAAAATAGCGCGAAGAATCATTTTTGCATTTTGGCATTATAATGATATACTATATGGCGATATTTTAATGAGTAGCCGTTCTTTCTCATGATCAATATTTGCTTAAAAAAAATGACAATACGATACACACATTAGACCCGTACACACAAGCATGGATACCAAACAATGCGATGCGCCATTTTCCAAGTTCCCTTATATTCCAGAACGTATGCATGAAAAATATCGAAACCAATCGACGACATTTCTGGAACGCGCGAATACATACTTTGAGACTTGTGGCGACATATACAAGTACAAAGATATGTTAGAGAACGCAGAGCGCGTCGCAGAAGAAAAGCGGAAACTGTTCTATGCGGCGTGCGATCACAACTACGCCGTGGAGCCCCGTGAGTATCAATGTTCTCGAGAATGGAGATGTAAGATATGCGGACACTGCAAATGAACTTCCAATGATTGATATCATTTCTTTTTTGTGTTTTTTATGTTTTCAAACGCTACACTTTTTTCTGCCCACATTTTTTTTGAAAAAAAGTCCGTCCCGAAAAAAAAGCCCCCCCCCTGGAAATCGACTAGTCGCAAAAAACGACTAGTGACTAGAAAAACGACTAGTTTGAAAGTACATAAAAAAATGTTGGAATAAAATTATAAATGAAGTACACCTGTTCGTCGTGTGAATACTCGACAAATGATAAATCCAATTTTAACAGACATTTAAAACGGAAACGGAAATGTCAGCCAAAAACTACTAGTTTGGACCAAAAAGTACCAGAAAACGACCAAGAAGAGATACACAGAGATACACAAAACCCTGTTTTTACCAAAAAAAAAGACGAAAAAGACCAAGAAGAGATACACAGAGATACACAAAACCTCGTTTTATCAGAAAAAGAGATACACAAAGATACACAAAACCTCGTTTTCACACAAGAAAACCAAAACAGAAAGTGGAATTGTCATTATTGTTCGAAGACATTTTCAACAAATTGTTCCATGAACAGACATATGCGACTCTATTGCAAAGTAAAACAGAATCAAAGTCAAAGAATATCGGAATTGGAAGAACAGAATCGCCAATTACAATCTCAACTACAAAATCAAAATCAAAACCAAAACAGTGGTGGATCAAATCATCACAATCATACCAACAGTCATAACACTACAAATAATATCATCAATAATAACAATCAATTCAATATCACTCTTCCAGAAGGAACCTGGTCTAGAAATCTATGGGCTGTTATGATTCATTTGATATCAAAGACAAAGGGAGACCGCTTCACCAAAGGAGAATTGGAGTTCAATGAAGCGTTTGGAAAGACATTGTCTGTGGCGTTTCATCATCCGGAATCTCCTTTGTACAACACGATTCAGATGCTTGGACGAAAAGAGGCATGGGCGAAACACAATGGGAAGGTCGTGCAGAAAAAGAAACTCTTGAAGAAAATCAATAAACAGCATGTAGACCGATTGATCCAGTTCATGTTTGAAGACAATGAGCGATTCCGAAAGGAAATGCCGCCGGTTCCTGTAATTGAACAATGGATTGAAGTGAACAATGAAGTGATTCGTCATATCAAAAAGTACGATCCGTGTGACAAAGAAACCATGCGAGAATCAGAAGAAGTGTTCCGTAATCAGTCGTTGATCAACGAGTTCAATACACTGGTTTCAGAAGTGAAAAAGAATCAGTCTATGGATACTACCATTGCACACGGTCAAGAAAGAGAAAAACGGAGGGTTGTGTGGAAGGCATCATTAAAAAAATGAAAACAAAAAAACAAATAAATTACTGTCGTCAATATATAGAATGCTCTATGAAACGTCTCGCATCACATTTTTGCTGGGCCATAATACTCCGATTTTACCCCCTGTCTTAAAACGTGTATCTGTACAACCATCTCACAACTCGTGGGAAGACTTTGTAGCCACTCGTAGACAAATTCCATGGCACATCCGGATCGCTGTCGACCAACGCGATTCATTAGAAGTCATTCATGCCGCTGCACGCATCCAATTCATTTTTCGTGAATGGATAGGAAATATCCGAAATTAAACATAGCCTTGATATTACAAGATTGTACACATATTTTTACCAACATTCAACTCTGGAACACGTCTTTTTTTATTCTTCTGTTCTTCTAATTCTATCATATATGTGTCAAATTCGCTTTCAATATTACGTTCTCTCTTCAATTTATCCTTTTCTAGAATCATAACGTTAATGTCCATATCGTTTAATGATTTCAAATATTTTCCATAATCGTCAGTTTTCAAGAAGAGTTGAATTTCTTGATCACACGTACTGTAGTAATCATAAATATCCTTGTGGTATCGTTCTTTCACATCTTCGAAGTCCTCGACACTTTTAAGGAAGATGATATCCTCTTGACACTTCTGAATTCTCGAAATCGCAAAAATACATTTTTCAACTGTCTTTGTGATACCTTCCATCTTCTCCTGGAATTTCTTGAACTTTACAATAGCCGCAGCGCATGTAATAGAACTACTTAATACAATGGGCAGTAAATTAAATGTTGTCGACACGGCTGCATTGTTCAAAAGGACATCATCATCCACCTGACTTTTGATGGATTCTATGAGGGTCATGCACGTACTAATAAGAATAATTCCAATATTTACACCATTATTGTAGTACTTGTACGAGGCATACTTGTGTTGTACTAGGCGAATGCGTTGCTTCAGTTTATCGATTTTTTTCTGTAAATACCGAACCAACTGCTCTTTCTGTACTTCCAAATGTATATTCGCCTGAAATGGCGTGGTCAACTGCATCGACATTCCAATCATTTTGTCTGATTCACGGATGAGGTCGTCTACTGAAGTCGTTTCATTAATATTTTCCAACCATTGATCTTCTTCCAAGTATTTCTCGAGCAATGTACCCGCACCTGTCTTTGTCGCACCTGTCTTTGTCGCACCTGTCTTTGTTTCTTCGGCATCTGCATTGGTTTCCATTGGTTTTGTTTTAGAGTCTATTTTTGTTTCCATATCATGTAGCGGACTGCTCATTCTTACACTACTGTTTGTTAATACTGTTCTTTTATATAGTCTCAATCACGTGGGCTGACTTACTGTGAAAATGATTTTGATTTTCGGATAATTGATTTCATTGCCTTATTAACCACGACTGGTTGGACGAATGAAGCTGAATGTTTTCCTTCTTTTAATGTTGCTTCAGCATCCTCTGCCAGCTTTTCGTATTTCTCCATGAGCGCCATTGCTTTGACGCGCATGGTTTGCTTGATCATATTTAACTTGGTCATGACATTCTTAATTTGAGGTGCCATTTCAGAATCACAAGGATGATCTCCAATGTATTTGTTAGAGATCTTCAGATGATATAACTGTTCATTAATTTTGTTGACGTGTCCACGGATTTTCAGAAATGTGCACTTGTCGTGAATGCAAGATATTAAATCTGTGTTGTAGTGAATGATGTTGTCATCTCTAACATTGGTGTACACAGCGTGTTGAGTACCGGCTTTGAATGGGGATTTTGGGTACATATCCTTAATCCAATAATATATACATTGCGAGGATTAAAAAAATGAAAATTAAACATTTCGCAGTGACACTTTTTCACAAATATGACAGAGATCATTCAGCGCCTTCGATGTAGCATGCCAAATTACATGTGCGAGAACATCTTAAGTTATGTAGCCAAAAGTAAGACAGATGTCGTGGTGGATGAAATACGTCATTATTTCCGTACCAAGCAACATAATAATCCAAAGGTAAGAGACCTTATTCATTGTCTTATGACTCGCGAGTTGGTTGCAGACTATGAAGACAATATTCCACCAGAGTTCTTCACTGCAATGACTCGTCCCAGCGACAACATTGACATAGATGTCCGATACAATAATCGAACAGGATTGTGTATCAAAGTCATATTTAACCATTTCTGGCCACGCGACAAATCAGAAAAAAAAGACTATGTCGCAGTTGAAGTTACCTTACATCGCAAGCGTACTTACGAAGAAAATATCACATTTATGATGCCCCCGCATTGGAAAACGACTCCACTGTGTGGAATGTACATTTTCTCCGATACAAGCGCGTTTCATTCCGGAAAGCTGCTTCGAACGCCCAATGAACTGACAAGTACTTTAGTACAAATCTTGCTTGCTCACCTTCCGAAACAAATTGAAGATGTGCTGCATCAGGCGGTCCAAAGTAATGAATGGAGCAATATGCAAGACGTTTGTGGACAAATATTGTGTTGTGCCAATACATTGAAACGCCACAAGATGCGCTGTAAGTACCAATTCATTGTCGATATGGCCTCTCAAGAAGGAGATTGTATTCATTTCCGACAATATGTCAAATAAACAGTTCAATTCGATTATATTCAATTGGGGTATATGAAACGATGATTGGCTCATTGTTTTTTTTGGTGACAACACGGACGTCGATATACTGTTTGAGATTTGTACTCTGTGACTCGGAAATTGACGGAATGGTAAACTTAGCTATCCAAACGCTGCCAGATGGTGTATCATCTACGATAGCAGACCACGAGTTTGGTGTTTCTTGTTCATCGTTAAGAAATGGATGTATTTCGATTGTTGGTTCATCTATGTCTGTCATGGTGAATACGAGAATCGTGATGATGTCTCCTATAGTCGCTTTGAATCGGTTTTCAGCATTATTAGAACTCACTGTGATAAAAATGCGATGCTCGATACTGTCTTCGATCACGGATTCAATTGACTCAAAGAGACCTGTGGCGCTGCGCGTAATCACTCTATTGTTTACTGCGAGAGAATGAAATCGTTTCGTGTTGATATGAGCCATACTAGTTTACCTTACTACCTATACCATTGTCGTATATTTTTGTGTTTCGCTTTAAACTTATACTTGATCAATAGTTCAAAGTCAATATATTGGATGTATCATAGTCCGATGCCAAAATCACTAGTTTCCCATTGATTACGAAGTGCAGCCCTTTGTTTTCTCCAATGGTAAGTGCATTGACTACGTTACAACTACCTCTTATTTCCATAGATGTATCTACTACAATTGATCCGTTGAAGAAAACATCCGTAGGTTGTAATTGCGATGAAGAGAAGTAATCTGATAGTACAATGGGCGTTACAGTTTTTTCCCAAGTACTTTCGTTCCAATTGTATGCGTTGTCTTGTGTAATGGTTTGAGCGGGTACGTATGGAATATCCGTTGTGAATGTGATGCGGTTGGTGGATCGATACGTGGTTATTGTTGAATCATTTATCTGAATATTAGTGGATGTACGAAGATCTTCGTCAAATTGTATATGGTGAATTTCACTTACGCTAGAATGTCCATTCCATGAAGGAGGTCCGCTATAATTGGAAGAACCCGTACTCTGGTTAGTGTCAAGTGTTTGTACGAAGTCAACAGTGCCATCTCTGAAGAAAAGTAATTTATAACCGTTGTACGCGGAATATGACGACGATGATGAAGACCATTCATAATAGACTATAGTACTTGCTTCGACAGGCGTCCACGTAATGACACCGTTTGATGTCAAAAAGGTATTGTTCTCCAAAACAGTGATATTTTGCCACTGCGAAACAGGACCAAATGTCATCGATAATGGGCCCATGTATCCAAGAGGAAATGTCACAGAATCACCATTTTCAATACGTTGTGTGAACGGGGCTTCATCAGGAATCTTTGCGTAATACACGACAACTGGTTTCACGGTATCAATCACTACATTTTGATCCACATCTGCTTCTGATATAATCGATTGACTGTTTTGGTCTAGTCCTACATTTCCACTGAGATCGGTATATGCTACTGTGAATGACATATAGCCCTGGGGCATACTCTTTGTTATATCGAGAGATGTATGCCATTGTGAGGCATTGTTTGCATCGGTCTGAAACCAAGTACTGTTCATGCTTATTTCATTTGACGTACCTGTAAACCAAGTACCTGTCAGAGATTCAATTGCTTCATTCGTCTGAATTGTAAGGGTGACTGTATCTCCTTCTCTAGCGAACCAGTGTGACTCTGGAATATCTTCATTATTGGAACTATAAATGGTGATTGAACTCAAGGTCGGTTGAATGGTATCGATGTGTAAAACATTCTGTGCCGTCATATGTTTGTCCATTCCAGCACTATTTTCGGTACGTATGAACACAGACGCCGGTCCTTGTGGAGGTACGTCATTGCTGGGTATCGGTATGGTGTAGGAGACAGTCCACATCGTGGAAGAGTCTGCATCGCCATTCTCGAAAGCAATGTTCCCAAGCACATCAGGTCCGGCGACGGTCTGTCCAGCGATTCTCACAAAAGGTGTTTTCGAGGGGGTATTGGATTCGATGCGAAGGGTCACTGTATCGCCAATCGTACTGTATATCGTTGATGTTGCATAATCGCCATTTATTCCAAATTTGACATTTGCAGTATTTACAGTATTTGGCGGGATCACAACGGATTCCAATGTATTCGTGGCACGGTCTTTAATATTTGATAGTGTGAAACGAATATCCGACATTTCGGTAGGGGCAGTGTACCGCCACGTGGCGCTGTGTGAGAAGGCGCTGTCTGTACCATCGGACTGTACAGTGACAGTAACTACATTATTGCCCATGTCCTTCCATATGATGGATTGGATGTCCACTTCACAATCAAAGGAGACCGTAATGTCAAGATTTGTTCCAGACGGAATCGATGCTGTATCCCAATAATCTATCGATGAGTCAACCGCTGCAATATCGTATGTTATCATTTGAGGAATAGTGTTTTTCACTCGAAGAACACACATCGGGTTTGTTCCTACTACACTTTTGGAATCATATTCGTAAGAATTTCCCGCTCTGTCGAAAACAGGTTGTAAAGCAACGGAGATGTCTGCCCCGATGTGTAATCCATTTGAATCAATACGATTCACATTGTCAAACAAAGTATCTGTATCATTGTTCCGATAGAGATAGACATCTAACTGTGAGTGTCCACTCTCTTCGGTGTAAATCATATTTGAAACAGAACTAGAAATTTGTTCAGTACTGGTGCCGTTGAAAAAGTCAAAAGTAATCGGTTGCACTGAATTCATCGCATCGATTAACGGTTCTGCGAAGGCGATGACCCACACTAGACGTTCCTCGTCGACAGCGCCGGTCTCGGACCACCCTTGGATGTAGGCATCATGTTCATAAGGTGAAGGCGTTATTGTAGTCCAAGTATCATTTTGTTTGATCTGATGTAGCATGTGTACGACACTTGGTTCCGGAGACGTATTGTCAACAACATATTGGAATAATAATCGAGAGTAGGGCACGCGACAAATATTTTTCATTTGAAGTGTAATATCCACAATACCCTCATTAGAAGGCGCAGTGACTTTGAATCGAACAGTATGTTTCTCGACAGTATGATTTGTCTGTCCATAAAGAACAATTTCATTTGAATCTAATGTGAATGTCCCACCTGGACCAGATGCTATACTGGTGTACGCGTTCAGATTCATAATGGTTCCAGGAAATGTAAGTTCATAGATAATGTATTTAGGATCTGCTCCACCCTGAACGTAAAAAACCTGCGGAGTCGAGTTTTCTGTGACATCGAAAATAGTACCTGTTTGTGTACCATTATGCGAACCATGAACGGTCACGGTACATTGAATCGTAGATGGAAAGGTATACTGATGAATGATTTTTTCAGATGCATTATTTAGAATCAATTCTTGTGTCGCAGATGTAAAGGTGTTCCAGGTTTTTGGTGTAATAGCGTTCCACGCAATCCCAAAGGCATTCCCAATGAAGAATAATGGAGCGTTATTGGGCATTGAAAATCAATATATACTTTGCTTACATATTATATTTATTGAACATGATAGTCATCTCGGTCTTCAATGTGGGCATGAAACACACCGCTCGGAAGATCCGCAGATATAGTTGTAGTATATGTCCAAGTATACTGATTCCATGCATCTTGGGTCACCGTTCCACCAGATAGTATTATTGGTGTTGGCGCTAAAATAACTCCATTGGCATCCTTAATTTCAAATATTACTTTTGGTTCTATTCCTTCTTCTAATGGACCATCACTATTAAAATTAATTTGTATGTCATTACCTCCTGTCGTGAAGAATTGTTCCCAAGGGGAATCTGTATCATCCTGAGTATTTGTCACAACTATGTTTGATAAAATAGGCGCGTCTCGGATCTGCAAGGCTTTGGGCCATTTCTTCAGGACAATATGAGAGTTGGTTGAGGATTTAATTGTACGAAGACGTATGTCCAATTCTTCTACTCGATATGCCGGGTCACTATTCTCTTCCGTTCTGAACTCGGAACGATTCTGAACTTCTTTGGTTGTACAATGAATTCTGTGAACTTGTTCAAGAGGTTGAGAAGGTAAGAACTGGAATACACATGGGGTGGACGAGTTTTCGTCTTCTGAATACAATGAAAACTCGCCGAAGACAGAATCAGATGATTCAAGGACGAGCAAGAGTTCATCTGTAGGTGGCTGATCAATACTCACTTTTACCCACAAATCGTACGTGTGATTTTCGAAAAAATATCCCGGTTCTTGAGCGGTTGTATCGGTCTCTGGATCCGTAGTGTACAGTGTGATGTTAAAGTTGGTAATATCGGTGTCGAGCGTCAGTGCATTGAATTGTTCGCGAGACAGAGATACTCTATTCCGGAAAGCGTAGGGAAGTACGTTCGTAGAAAGTGGAACTGTCGTGGGGTTTACCGTCACTGTATAATTGGATGTTCCATTAATGCGTACAAATTTAAATGTCTCTGTGTCTCCTTCTTGAAAGTCAGCATTGGAATCAATGGTTGGGGCTGGATCGAGGGTTGTTCGCAAAGTCCATCGCGTAACAGGTTTAAGAATGACGTTATGTTGCTGATCATACGAATCCGGTGCGGACGAAAGGTGCGCATTCATTTCTTCATTGATGTAGTCCTTAACGTCGACCATATGGTGATCAAACCGGTGTGGTAATAAAAACGATTCGGTAAGAACTCCTTTACATTGTAAATCGTACTGCATTATACTATATATAGAATGTGTATTGATTTTTTTATGCTCTAATCACCCCTTCTTATTGATATACCGTACGAGTTCTGCTACAGTACTCTCCAAGTTCTCGATCCTAGCGTTCGTACACTCTTCACGACATTCCATGGTTTGAATTTGATGTACGAGTTCAACGTTATGTTGACGCAGTCCTGATAATTTGTTTCTGAATTCGTACATGTCATCTCGTAATAGGCACATCTCGTTATCTGTATCATAGTCGTTGTCATAGTCGTTGTCATAGTCGTTGTCATAGTCGTTGTCATCCCTCTCAATGATAATGGTGTCAGCCGTGATGTCGCATGTTGAGGTGTCGTTTTCCCTTTCTTTCACTTCAACTAATTCGTTTTTAATTATTAAAAAACTTGTCGTCATTTTCATTTTAGTGTTTTATGTTTAGTGTAAATTAGGTTGTGTTGAATTTTGGTGATTTATCAAAAATCAGCTCAATTATTTTAACCTAAAGTATTTACATGTCCTCTCTCCATACAGAACGTCATAGTTAGTAAAGGTATTTAGACGCAATGCACGAACGAAATATACACCGACAACCAATACACAAATAACAAATGATTACCATTTACGCAAAAAATGTCGTCTTCAAAGACACGGCAAAGGCCCTCTATCAGACGCTTCGTACCGCTGGATGCGCAGTGTCGCTGACCACTTCATTTCCTGTCGAAAAAGAGAACACCCTCTACATTGTGTTCGGGGCGCATGAGTATCCCAAGGCGATTCCCGAAAAGGTGAAGTACATTGTGTACCAGCTGGAACAAACCCCTACGAAACAAGAAGTATCCTCCGTGTGGAATCAGCACTATTTGAACATTCTTCACAAGGCAGAAGCAGTGTGGGATTACTCCGTGGTGAATGTGAAGTGGTTGCGGCAAACGTGGCGTGTTCCGAATGTATCCTATGTCCCGCTTGGGTATGCATCATCCCTAGAGGAGGAAAAACGCAGTACATACGAAAAGGACATTGACATTCTCTTCTTTGGATCAGAATCTGATCGACGCAACAAGTACATGAAGGCCCTGGAGGATGCGCTTGGAGAAAAATGTACCATTATGTGGGAGAAAAATGCCGTGTGGGATTCGGAACGTAATGAGCTCATTGCTCGGAGCCGCATCGTTCTAAACCTCCATTTTGCGGCAAATGGCCTTCTCGAAATTCCGCGTCTTTTGAATGTGATTAGTAATAAAGGATTTGTTCTATCGGAAAAGGGTCGTCACCGCCCGACTAACGAGAAATGGGCAGATAAAGTCGTGTTTGTCGCATCGTCCGTCCAAGATGTGGTTCGCACATGTTCCCATTATCTGTTTGACGGCAAGGGACAGTGCGAACGGGACAGTTTTGCCAAAGAGGCCTATCAGAACGTGAAACATGTAGAATTCGGTGTACCGGCTGCGATTATCAACGCGCACCAATCCGAAAAGAAGCAGAAGCGGCGGCGAAAGAAACTGGCCTGGTACTATCCGACGCCGATCCAAGCAACGGCGACCAATACCGACAATGGTGGAATACGTTTAATCCTCGATGATGTGCCAGACGAAGATTTGCCGACAGTGAGCATTATTACCCCCACCCGAAATAGAAGGCATCTGTTCTCTCTTGCCATTCGCAATTGGCGAAATACGGTATATCCGAAAGACAAATTAGAATGGGTCGTGTTCGATGATGGCGAGGAGGACCTCACCGACCTCCTTGAATTTGACAAACGTATCCGGTACGTCAAGCTCAAAGGGGGTCCGAATGGCTTCCCCATCGGATACAAGCGAAATCTGTGCGTGGAATTCGCCAAAAATGACGTGATCGTGGCCATGGATGATGATGATTATTATTTTCCTGAACATGTTCTCAGCCGTGTCAAGACACTTATGAAGAACAACGTTGGCTGTGTGGGTTGCTCTGCGATGGGCGCATATGATCTCACAACCGACAAGAGTGCATTCATCTCTAATGGACCTCGGTATTTGACAGAATCTACTATGGCGTTTCGTAGATCCTTCTGGAAAGCACGCCCGTTCAATTCGCGAGCGCAGTCGGGGGAGTATGAGCGATTCCTGCGTTTCAGACAGTCAGATGTGCGGTGCATTCCATTCCAGTTCGTATCTGTGGCCTTCTTCCATGGTGGAAATATGAGCGGACTTCAGAGAAAAATCACAGAATCTGCCGGCTCATATCATACGATTCACGACGTTGTAGATGAAGACACGGAGATGTTCATTAAACAACTTCAAAAATTAGTTGTGAAGCACGATTCGCCTCCGACAATTGCTCCTGCGGTGGAGACATAAACATAGACGGTCATAATATGGTACGTAAACCAGCTAGGAAAAATGGATCAACAAAGTATTTCAGTCTATACTGATGGTGCTTGTAAGAATAATGGCAGACCGAATGCCATTGCTGGAATCGGTGTGTACTTTGGCGACAATGACGACCGCAATGTCAGTGAGCGCATCGCGGGGAATCAAACGAATAATGCCGCAGAATTAAGCGCGATTATTCGAGCGTGTGACATCCTTCGTTGTAAAATTACAGACCGTGTTGTTGTTGACATTCACACGGATTCAGAATATGCCATTAAGTGTGCCACGACATACGGCGCGAAATTGAAAGGTAAACAATGGAAAAATGGTAAAAAGGTGATCCCGAATTTGGAATTGGTGAAACAATTACATACTATTGTATCGTGTTCGCCCAACATACGCTTTCACCACGTGCGTGCTCACACGGGTCACACAGATATTCACTCTGTATCCAATGCCCACGCAGACCGGTTGGCAAATGAAGCGGTAGAAAAAAAAGGAAATAATGAAGAACCAGTCTTACTTCAAGTCGCAAAGGAAACATTTCCGCCAGCGGTCATAAGTAGTGTTCTTATGCGTTTACAGGAGGTGGAGAGGCGGCTTCAGCAAATTGAAAATGCGTTAGCGTAGTATTTGAGTCATAAACGGGTGCCCAATTTATTTTTTTTCTTATCGATTGACTATTCAAATGGTTATTTACTTTTGAATTGAATCAACAAGCCCTTTCTCAATGCATTCATATGGTGTCATATCAATTTCGCCAGCCATTTGCTTTTCTAAATCTGTCTGATTCATGCTAGAATGCTCCTTGTACACCCGAATCATTATTTTCTCTAATTTCTCTAAGTTTGCATACTCTTCATCCAGCTCGTTTTTCTTTCCACTAATACCAGTTGAAAAGTTGTGGATGCGCATGTATGCATTAGGACGAATTCTACGGTCATTCCCAACGACTGAAATGAGAGTGGCTGCGGATGCAGCATTTCCTTCAATGACAGTTACGATTTTGGCACCATCTCCTTTGAGCGATTCCATTGTGTCAACGACACCAAGAGCCGCGTCCAAGTCTCCGCCGTAACTGTTGATGTGAATGTATACCGGTGTAATTTCATCCCCAACGAGTGTTAGTGAGCGCATTTTGTGATACACTTCAGTCAATTTCAGAGTCAAATCCAAAGCTGTTTTTTTTGTTACATCGCACCAGAAATAAATATGATTTTGTACAACTCGGATGTCATCTTCATCATCGGTATCACTGGAACTTTCACTGGATTCATAGGCACGTCGATGACGCCTGTGTTTCCGTCCTTTTGTTCTACAACTAATACGTTGTTTTGCCATTGATTTATATGCTCTTCAAGTCCTTATATATATTATTCCAGGTAAAGTGAAAAAAAATACAAAAGGTAATGATTTTTCATTTTTTCTCGCTTTATAGACTCTTTCGGAATCGCTTAGCCATACGACACTTATCTTTTCGACCCAGATGGTTATCCATTACGTGCTTGATGTAGCAAAGTTTCATTTGATAATTTTCAACGATATGTTTGGGTAATGTCTCATGGTATGTCATACTATCTACACATATTTTGGCCCCAGTGTAGAACTGATGGGCGGTATCTTTGTGTTTTTCAGACTCTTTCACACACATTCGCTCTACGTGATACAAGCATTGTTTTGCATTAAAGGTAAACGCCATTTCAACTGGCTTCACATTTCGTCGTCTTCTCCGGCGCGGAGATAGTTTTCCACAAATTTTTCCAACGAAAGACATTATGGATTTTTACTCGTTTATTACAGAGACGCTGTGTACTTCATTTTTTTATATTTTATATTCACTTGAGGACGTTCGTGATCGGATTGGAGTATGGATTTTCTTTCAACGAATCCAAAACACTTGTGTCCAATTGAGTACGGGAGTTAGAATAATGATTTCTCTGTTGTGTGTGCGTAGAATTGTCCTGAACAGGTACAAAATGAGGGGTTTTGGTAATCCCGGCACTTTGCAACTGTGAATAGGTACTAGTTTCACGTGTCATGTTGACACCTTCTTGGCCCGCCATCAATTTAACACCACTCTGAGTGGGTGCGCGGTTGGTTTCTAAGTATTCTTTGAGTTCATTGAAGGACGCATTTTGAACATTTCCGACACTCGGCTTCATGTTCTTCGAGCCCGCACCACCTGTGTACGACGCCTTCGATGTCTGTTGCCTCTTTGTAATGCGTGCAACGTCTTTCGGATCATATTGCGTCAGTTTCGTAGGACCGGTGAGAACACCCGAATGTTTGTTCTCTTCATACTCTTCACGAATGGTCGGCAATACCTCGGATTGGAACGGAGCTATAAGAGATTTGACTGAGGTGACCAGATTCGACAAAGAGCTCTTCTTCTCGGTGACATTCATGTCTGCTGGACGTATGCTCTTGCGACCGTAGTCAGATAGACTATTGTCTGCCTGCCACTGACCAATGGCCGCCGCGTTAGTGACATTAGGGCCATTCAACTGCTGGCGTCGTGTCGCACTAGCTTTCGCACTGAGCGTACCCATTTTCTCGTTTTGAGGGGCAGCGTTGCCCATATAGGAGAAGTGCTGTTCCTTGTTTTCGGTATTTCGCAGAATCACCTCTGGCTGTTGTTCTTGTTTAGTGAATGCTCCAGTTGTTCGCAAGAGGTACTTGTTCTCTACCTCGTTTTCGGTACGGTGTTTGAACATCTCTGGTAATAATGTCCGGTCATCAACAATACTCTTTCCCGGAATCATGCGACCTTCATAAACTGTTTTCTGATTTTCGGACCCTCGCAGGGCATCAATATTCTTAGGAAGCATGCGCTGGCGTTCATAATCACTGTACGACCCTGCAGAGCTCACCTGCTGCTGTTCAAACGGAAGGATATTTTGCTTTCCGCGCGATGCGTTGAAACGTCCACGCTGTTTCTGGATGTCCTGTAACACATTACTCCCAAACGGTTGTTCCGGCATGGGACTAAACATAGGGGCTTGTTCTTTCTTGGGTGGGAGTGGCGCGGTTCCCGTGAATGTTTCCAGCAGGGTTTTGTTCTGGTTCATATCCATATTTTGCGTCATTTTACTGCCAAAATACGGCTTCATGTTCTTGTGCTTGAATTGGGATTTGGGGATTTTGTTCCCTGTAAGAGACATGATCATTTCTTCATTATGACGTGCATTGGAAATTGCTTGACGAGTTCTAGGTACATGCTGATTGGCACGAGACTGTACTATGCGGCGAGTTTGACGCACGTGATTGGATTCGTATGGTGTTTGATGCATTTGAATTCCTTGATCGATATCAGAATCAAGCAAAGGAACATTCTGCTGTTGCCACAAATACCCGGCTCCGATTAAAGTTGCTACGACCATATATTCCATATTCACAACTTTTTGATGTTATATTTATCTGTGACTTTTTAATTTTTCAAAAATGGACGTCCCGCGCCTTCTTCGGATCCGCATTCGTATTCATTTGTAAGTGTAGAGAATGCGCCATTTCAGCAAGTTGTTTAAACTTATCCCAATCGAGGATACCGGATGCAATGTCGCCGAAGATGCCCGGATTTTTAGTAGCGAATTCACTAAATCGTTCTGCTAGGTGCTCTTTCTGTAATTTAGTGAGAGATGATGAGTTTGTGAATGTTTTGTCCTTGTACTTTTTAATTTCAGTTGCATTGTCATAAATCGTTTTTGCATTCATGATGTTACAATTGTGTGATATTTATATTTTACTTTGAAGGGTTTAGGTGCTTTTCCAAGAATGCTTGGAACCCAGACACACTCCTTTCTCCGGAAAAGACTTTTTTCTTATTAGCGTTTATCGTGAGAATAATGAACGGGTATGCCGCGACATTATACATTTCAATCCATTTCGCATTTTCGGGTGCTTCAGCGTCCATTTGTTTGTACACGATTTCGTACTCGCCAATCGTCTTCACTGCTTTCTCGAGCTTGGTCCACACAGGTTTTGTTTTCCTACAGTATCCGCACCAATCGGCGTAAATGAAGGTGAATGTAGCTTTCTTATTTGGTTTTTTTTTGGATGATTTTTCTTTGCTCTTCGTCTGTGTATCAATCATTTTGGCCATAGAGTGATCTATCTTTTCTTGTGTAATAAATGATTCAGTAGTACCAATTGACAGCGGACTTGAAAAATCGATACGATACAGTTGCAACACAATCAAAACACAGCACGTGACGACACCAATGGAAAAAGTAGAATTAAATTTTAATGCTTCGCTGCCGGCAATTACACACAGTAGTACAACGAGGAGTCCAAGTATGAGTTTGTACAGATTCATCGGGCTTATACTTTGAATAAAGAAAAAAGAAAGAACAATAAGTCAACCCTTCCCCTGCTAATAGTAATAATTGGTCACACATATCTATCCATAGACTTCGTCGGTTTCACATTCTTCGTCGCTGTCTTCCTGGAAAGCGAACTGGTTCAGGGCTGGCCCACCCTTCTTCTGAAGATGCATCAGGCGCCAAGATACACCGAATTTTCCACCCGCAAACCAGACACCAGAGCACGACATAACTACACGTACTTTAGCACCCTTTGAGACCACTTCATCCAAATGCTCATATTCCACCCGAGTCTTTTCTTCGTCATATACCTCGACGGTGCAGCGATCATTGCTGTACGGTACCTTTACCTTGAAGGTCGGCTTATAGGCAGTGTTGATTTCGCCAGTTTCGCGGTCAATGGAATGGCGGACCTGACCAGAGAAGAGAGCCTTAATGACTTCTTTCGAGGTATGCTTCGTTTTGAACCACGCGAGAGAGTTTGCGAGTGCCGCATCTACGAGTTTTTCATCGAATTTGGTCAGTGTGTCCAGAAAGTGGCGAACAGACGGGTTGTTGTCTACATCACGGAACGACAGATCCAGAGAATACTTTGTCTTACCACCATCAGTCGGTTCATACGCACTTACGCCGAAGGGAGTACTCATGTACGGAGTCTGAATGATGAGAGGGCGATTGTTGTAATTGACATACAGAGATCCACCACCGTAATCATTCTTCTTCAGTTCAGAGAAATTGATTTCATCGACGCTGACGTTCTTAGGAAGGTTAATGTTCATTGCGTAAGACATACTTGTTTGTGTGTGGTTTGTTATTGTTGGTACACAAGTTGTGTTTAAGTTCAGGCCTTTCATTTTTTTAATGTCCGGATATGTAGCAATTCATAAGTACAATATAAACGATGAGTTGGTGTCTTTTATTATAACAATGACTCAACTTATTGGGTACATTGGTGCCCTGTTGTTAATATGTCGATTTCTGCCAATGTTACGAGATCAGATCAACAATACACGACCCGTCAATATGTACTTTATTATTATCGAAGCAGGGGCATCTATTTGTTTGGGAATATCTGCAGTACTACTTCATGCGTACCCATTCATTATTGCAAACGCATTTTCGTTGTTGACTACTGTATTCATAATTTGTCTTCATATTTATCGGGAATATTGGGGTAAACGCGAAGCAGCTACTTTGAATATGGAAATGTCCGCGATTGATATGTCCGAAGTAGAAGTATGAGATTTACAATTTTTTTATTTTATGTGTTAATGTTCCCCACAATACAATTTCCGAAGGACCCTCCAGCATATGTCGGTCTTCTTCCTTAAGATCGTTATCCACAATAATGGTCCCATCGCACTGATTGCCGAAATATTTTCGCAGCAACTTGTGGATGCGAGTATTGGCCTTTCCACCGCTGTACTGTTCGTCTGGATCAAGGAGGGTCGACAGCTTGGGAAAGAGCGATACGAGGTGTTTCCGAGTCTTCATGGAACCGATGTCGAGCACTTTCAATGTTTTTTTCGGCGTGTATGTACTCACTACCGGTCCATAGCTTTCACCATAATTAGACATTGGGGAGAACCATGTGATGCCGTTCAAATGTGTTACTGCATTGCGTATACCCAAGTGTGTTTGTCGGTAAAATATGACTTTTGGTTGAATCGTGCGAAACATCTCACTATATCCGCCGTGTACATAAAAAGGGAATGACGACCTTTGAAATGAAACGCAATCTTTTCACTACGAATTCCGAACACGATCCGTTTTTTAATAAATAAACCTATTCCTTTGATATATTTGATTTAACGTAATGAAAAATATTTGCTTAAATTATAGGCCCTAAATTATAATGGATTTACTCATAGGTATTGCAATCGGTTCATTCGTGACGAATACGACACATTTGTCTACACAACAAGGTGGAACGTTACCTGACGAAATGCAGGCGGTAAACAGTATTGTAAGCAAACAGTTAAAGAACCAGCTCCGTATTGGCAAATTCATCACTCCCTTCATTGATAGAGTGCAACCACTAACGAACGACGAACTGAGAAAAATGGTGAAAAAATGGTGTGAAACACCCGATGCAGAAAAACCTCCACGACAAGACAAACAGCACATTTCTAATTGGGATACTTCGTTGATTACAAACATGTCCAAGTTATTTGAAAATATGCACACTTTCAATGATGATATCAGTCAGTGGAATACAAGTCGTGTCGAGAACATGGATTATATGTTTAACGGCGCATTTGCTTTCAACCAACCCATAGGCGTTTGGAATACCAGTAAGGTGACAAATACGAGTGGGATGTTTGCAGAATCTTTCAATCAACCCATCGGTAATTGGGACACGAGCAATGTTACAGATATGTCGGGGATGTTTGCGGGTGCACTTGCTTTCAACCATCCCATAAATACAAAGGAAGTAACAAGAAATAATGGTACTACATACACAGCGTGGGACACGAGCAATGTTACAGATATGTCGGGGATGTTCGCTGATACAAAATCTTTCAATCAACCCATCGGTAATTGGGACACGAGCAATGTGACGGATATGAGTCACATGTTTAATGACGCAAACTCGTTCAACCAACCCATTGGCAATTGGGACACGAGCAATGTTACAGATATGTCGGGGATGTTTGCGAGTGCTCGAGCGTATATAAATGGTCAAGTAATTTATGGAAGTGCATTTAATCAAGACATTAGTGGGTGGGATACGCGCTCTGTGAAAGACATGAGCCTGATGTTTAACGGAGCGAAAAATTTCAAACAAAATGTAGATCCGTGGAACACTGATAATGTGACTAATATGACGCACATGTTTTATCTTGTGGATCGCATACCAAATTGGCCCTATAAATCAAATCGAGGGCAGCCTCAACTGAAGGCAGTATATGTATTAGAAGAAGACGATGTAGAAGAAATAATGGAAGACCTTAGACAGGAATATAGCAAAACTGAAGACACCTTCAACGACATTAGAACAATCCTTCAAGAGTATGAAAGTACGGATAGATATATACAAGACATAGATATTGGAGGACACATTTACGATCTTGCTCAGAAAGATTCCCTGTATGAATATCTCTTGGAAGACATGAGAGATCGTATGAATTACTTCTTGTAGGCACGTGCGTTACACTGCATTAGGAAATTGTGCAACATTTTTTCATCATAATGTCCGTCGTATTCTCGCGTACAATTTGAAGTTGTTGTGAACGGAAATATTCGACCGGCTCGACCAAGGCGCCCAAAATAATACCATTGTCTGTCGTACATTCAACTTGCTCTATCGTGTATTGTACGATTCGTTCGCAAGCTTTTTTGAAGGCCAATTCAACATTTGTACCGGTACGTGCACTTGTTTCCATAAACAAAATACCAAACTGTTTTGCGCACTCAAGACCTTCCAAGTGCGACACAACCCGCCTCGAGGAATCGCATTTGTTTCCCACCAGTATAATTTCAATATGTGATTTGCAGTTTTGTGTCACACGTGCTACCCAATTCGCGACATTATTGAACGATGTGCGGTTCTCTACATCATACACAATAAAGACTAGACAACACCTTTGAAAATAGATTTGGGTTATTGAATGAAATGTTTCCATTCCTGCAGTATCCCAAACGTGCAATTTGACCTGCTTTAGATCCCCATTTTTATCCGGAACGGTTAGTACGGTTTGCTCAAATTCAACGCCAATGGTGAGATCATGTAGTGATGTAAACGAGTTGTGCACCATCCGTTGTAGAAGACTCGTTTTTCCAACAGCGGAATCTCCTACCATAATACCTCTTAGGATATAGTGAAAATACGGATTCTGTCTGTCATATCCGTCCGACATGACACTTTACATATTACTGAGAAAAAGCTTGAGAGTGATATTTGTGTTGACTGATACCCATCTAAACTTATATTAAGAATATCTGTAGAAATATCTGTAATAGAGAATAATGAGAATCGAAGAGGAATTAAAGCTGGGTTTTGAAGATGTGCTCATTCGCCCGAAACGATCAAGTCTGAGTAGTCGAAAACAAGTTAATTTGGAAAGAACATTTACATTCAGAAACAGTGGTGTTATATGGACCGGCGTACCTCTAATGGTTGCGAATATGGATAGTACAGGCACCTTCGAAATGGCTGCAGAGATGTCAAAGCACAATGTAATCACATGCGTTCATAAACATTACACCGTGAAAGAATGGCGCGCTTTTCTCGATTCTTATCAAGGAAGTGTTGAACATATTGGACTGAGTATTGGAATTTGTAAAAGAGATATTGAAAAATTAGACGAGATTTTGAAGATGGATAATCGATTCAAGTTCATTTGCATTGACGTAGCGAACGGTTATACAGAATCGTTCGTTCACGTAGTACGAGATATGCGAGAACAGTATCCAAGAAAGGTGATTATTGCAGGCAACGTAGTTACTGCAGAAATGACAGAAGAACTAATCTTATGTGGAGCCGATATCGTCAAGGTCGGAATCGGACCCGGGTCGGTATGTACGACTCGACTCAAAACAGGCGTTGGATATCCACAGTTGAGTGCTGTTATTGAATGTGCGGATGCAGCTCACGGATTGAAGGGGCACATCGTAAGCGATGGTGGCTGTGTATACCCCGGAGATTGTAGTAAAGCCTACGGCGGTGGTGCTGATTTTGTAATGGCCGGTGGAATGTTCGCCGGACACGATGAAAGTGGTGGTGATGTTGTCGAAAAGGATGGACAAAAGTTCAAGCTTTTTTACGGCATGTCGAGTGAACACGCCATGAATAAACATGGTGATGGGTTGAAATCTTATCGAGCATCCGAAGGGAAGGTCGTACATACGCCATACAAAGGACCCGTTAAAAACACGCTGAATGATATTCTGGGGGGTATTCGATCAACGTGCACGTATGTCGGAGCCGCTTCGCTACGAGAACTATCCAAAAGGACTACTTTTATTCGAACGAATAAACAGGTGAATACGAAGTACAAGTGAATACGAAGTACAAGTGAATACGAAGTACAAGTGAATACGAAGTACAAGTGAATACGAAGTACAAGTGAACACGTATCCTTGATTAATTCCTATTCCCTATCCCTAACCCCTCATCGATATGACCCCTCCCCCACCACATATCCGCCCTCCCTACTACATCCACCATCCCATTGCGCCGACACTCCGCGCGGATTATTATCTTCTCTATTCTAATCGATCATACTTCCCCGGTCATCTTCACTCTGACGCGATACACAACGCGAATGTTCACTCGGGCTCCTCCGAAGAACCCATTTAGAGCATTTCTTGCTGCCTCCTTCGTCTCTCGATCACACGGTTCAAGCACTCGTCGCACTTTTTGAGTCGAATCAATAAAAGCTCCCTTTCCGTTAGGAACCAGCAGGTCAAAGAAACCACTGTCATAGACGAAGGCATGGCTTTCCGTCTCTTTACCAAAGACGTCAGCGATGATTAGACGCACTCCACCGTCTTTTATCTGTGAGAGTGCGAAGGTACGACCGCCCTTCTGGTGGTTATAGTTCTCGTACTCGAAGGAGAGCGAACTCTGTACCACCGGCGTCGCCATGACATCATCAAGGTTTGTGTTCTTCTCTTCCCGTGTCGGCAACTGCTCATCTAATAACGTCTTGTCGATGTCTACACCCAGACACGCGCCCGCAGTGATCACGGCGAGATCTACAAATCTGGACATCCTCTTCACGTTTTTCTCTCTAGCTCGCCTTTTCTTACGACGCTTGCTTTTTAGATTCCGCCTTCGTTTCTTTGACAGAGAAAAGCTGCAGCTGGGCTCATTTCCAGTATCCTTGCTCGAGTCAGAGTCCGCATGCTTTCGCTTCTTCGATTGAACTGGAAGTACATTCGTGTTTTCCTCGATCTTCTGCGCACCGACTGGAATGTCTTCGTCGCCCTGCTCGTCTCCATCATTCTTGCGAAGCTCTTTCTCGACGTTCACGGGATGGGGGGGCGTGTTCTCCTTCGCCAGCATCTTGACCGAATTCAGCATCTCATACATGGTTTTGTTCTTGTTTTTGTTTTTGTGAAAAGTATGTTGTGAGGATTGTGAAGATGTGACATTATTATTTGAAAATGTGAGCTGATTTTTTAAAAGTACGGCGGAACACTAATTTTTATTTCATTATGCTTGCGTTTCGAATGACTTAAAAGTTTATTCGTATAACACATCACAACAATCATGAATGTGCTATTGGTTGAAACAAAAAAAGAATATACCAAATCATTGTGTTTGGTGTTACAGCCGCAAATCTTAAAGGGCATTCGCTCCATTTATTTGGATGCCCAACGTCTGTCGAAGCGAACCAATACTCTGCGCACATTTCAAAAGTTACTCGAAAACATCCCGAAGTGGGACCGCACAACTCTCGCGGTGGAATGCGAACGTATTGCGCACAGCTCAAACTGTTCGTACCTGAACGAGCTCATTACAGCGGTGTTTGTATGCTACACCAAAGTATTGACGGCCGTTCAAGTCGGCGAAAAGCGAGCATCTGTTGATTTGGACATTCCATCTACGGAAACGTTTGTCCATAAATGTTACATCGAAGCCGCCCGTCGTTTTTGGAGAGAACCGTATCTGCTGAGTGCGAACGTGACTACTCTCGAGTACCAGAAGAATCTCCGATATTGTGAAAGGGTAATCAATGAATCCATTGATGAAACGATTCGTGGTCTGCTACCGATTCAACACATCATGCAGCAGTATTTACAGGACACTGATTGCGGAAGTTCGGTATCGAGCGCGTGCACCGATAGAACGGACCGAACCGATGCGACATTGACGACTCTGCGAGATATCATTCGCAACAATATTGTATCGTCTGTACAGAAGGCCACACCGGTCCCGAGCGATGTGGGCGGAAATGCTGACGCCACATTATCGCCTAAGAATCGTGTGACGATTGAGCCAATTGTGCGAAATATGGAACCGTACAATTACACGACGCAGCAGTTTCTTCAGCAAGAAGATGATGTCGTGGAATCTGTTGATCGTGATCCGGAACCGATCGAAGAGTCGCATAATATTTTGATGAGCAGTGCGCCTACTATGATAATCAATGAGACGCCTACTATGGTGATCGAAGACAATGTGACACCGACGGTTCATCTTGGTCTCGAAGAGATTGGAGTTCTGGAAAGTCAGCAAGTCGACCTGAGTGGCGGGACTGCGCACAATACATCGGTGTATGTGGACGATGTGCTGGAATCCGACATTCCGGCTGTCACGCAGACAACGTTCGAAACGGCAGACGACTTTGCGCAGGATTTCACGCAGAGGGCTGCGCAAGAAGATGCGGTTCCTCTTGCCGCAGTCACTTCGCCAGTTGTCGAAGATGAAAACATTAAAGTCATCACTATGGACAGTCACAAATCGGTGGCGAAGAGAATGTTACATGTGAATGAAAATACTGTTCCAGAAACGGATGTTTTAGTGGATGAGATTCCTGTAACTGTTCCGGCAGAGGTAGTGCAGACAGAATCCATTCCCATAGCTCTTTTGAGCACAGCAGAGAGCTTCCATGCTCCAACGGGGGTGGTTCCGGCAAAATCCATTCCCACCGCTCTTGCGCCTACAACGGAGAGCATTATTGCCCCGACAAAAGTCGATCACACGGAATCCAATCCAGTAGATTTTGCGCCTACAACGGAAAATATCACGATTCCTGCGGAGGTGATTTCGGCAGATTCTATTCCGGTTGCACTTGCACCAACAAGTCCGGTCGTTCAAACGGAACGAGTTCCTGTGGTTGAATTGCAAGATTGCGCATCAGGTGTGGTGGATAACGACATTGTTGAAGAAATGAATTTCACTGAGACTGCACCGCAAGCACAAACACAGGAAGCAGTTGCATTGCCGAAAGAACTCATGGAAGGAAGAATAGAAAAGATAGAAAATGTATTAGTCAAAGAAAAATTGCTCCCCGAACTTTCAAATACAAATAACCCTGAAAAAAATACGATTGATACCATCAAGAGAGAAATTCGTGAACTCGAAGAATCCATTACCGCTCGCCATATGCCCCTGTTCCATTAAAACGCATTACCATAAGGCACCATTCTACAGTCTCGTATGCGCCGTGTGTCGTGCTTGTGCGCGTAAGGCAGACGTTGAAAAATGTGCCAACAATGGATGGTTTTCTTGAACACGTTTCCAGGAGATTCGTCCCCCATGGTAGTTTTGTAAAGCACGCTGCAATTCATCCCGTGATTCTTCCGTCCATGCTTTTTTTTGCCTTTGGAGTATGTTACCGTCTTTGTCAAACTTGGGACCGGGTGTCGTCCCATTAAGTTTTTTCCTTTGACATAGCACAGGGAGTACTACAGCTTGTACAGTAGGTCTCAATATTATTCGGTGATATGTACCCCAACGTCTGTCTCCTTTATACGTACACGACTTTCGTGTCTCTTTCATGGTTGTGTAATATCCAAGAGACTGGGCTAAAGTCACAATATTCTCAGAAAGTGTCTTATTCTTCTGAGTAATTTCATAACCGTTTTTCGTATTGTATCCATCCGTATCAATGAGTCCGGCTAAAAGTTGGGAACGCACTTCAATTGAATTCTTCAAATACACATCCGGAATATGTTTCTGTGAGCCATCGAACTTTTTTTGTGATGGGGGAATCAACTGAAGATTTCGCATTTCATCCAGAAGCGTATAATGCTTGTCGTCTACCCAAAGTCCTTTTTGTTTCTTGTATTGTACGACACGAAGTCTACCAATAATTTGCTTCTCTGTAAATGTAGTATTCTCGATCAGCTGTGAGAATTGACCGCTTTGTACGAATGATGTTGCTTTCTTTCCTGTGGTTTCAAGGTATGCTAAATATTCGCGAATGATAATGTCCATTGGAGTGAGAGGAATAGGGCGAAATTTACCCCCATTGAGCGCAATCGTCATTGTGTGACACGTTTCGTGGTCTTTCGCTTTTGTTTTCCTCAGTTTAGCACACCTTTCCACATATTCAATCTCATATCGTTCAGAAAATTGTCTCAAGTATGTCAAAACAGACCTTTCGATATTTGTTATTTGCGTGTTTCTAGCAGTTCCATCCCCAAGCCACACTCCAATGTAATACGGTTCGATGGGAACACTCTGAGTGGGAAATTGAACCACTGGCTGAACGAAGCGATACGCTCGCATAACCCTCTTATCGATGTCACAACGTTTGATCATATAAACTTGGTCCAACTTCGTGTGCGTGTCGTTGGATTCTATTTGTTGTTTTAGATTTTCGATTTGTTCTTCTGTCCAGTCATTGATCACAACGGAATGGGGCATGTGACCATTTTCATACCATTCTATCCTTTTGTCATTGGTCGACCTTCTTTGTCTAATGTCAGTTGATGTGATGATTCCAGTTGGGTGTATGAGGATAAAATCATTTGGAACTGCCGTACCATCTACATATTTCCGAATAAGAGTTGCGGAAACACATACGCGCTTTTTCATGTTGTAGACTTGTGGTGAGGAAAAAAACACCAAGAGACCTATTTTTTTAATAGGCACGTTCTCTCCAATTCCGATACGTCCAAATGGAAAATAAAAAATATTGAATGAGAACTATAATAATGTCTCGTTTAGTCGTAACAGCCATTTTACTCAGCGTATGCATCAATTTCATGCACTACATTGATAATACAAAGAATCACAGAAATGAAGACGCTAAGTACTATTACAAACGGACGGCGGTGACCGCGGTTGTGTTTGCAGCGCTCCTGTTCGTCGTGGATGCGCACTTTTCCTCCAGGTCCGCAAAGGGTGGCGCGTCTGCCCAGTATGGTGGTATCCAAACTGGCCCTCCGCCCTTCTAATAGCTTTTCTTGACCGTAATTTGGTGCTTTGATTTGGGTCTATGATAAAGAGTATTGTCTTCGTCCTCATTATGATGATCATTAAAATTCTTGGAATGATACTGCCAGAACTGTTCATTGCCAATACGGAATTGAGGACGTATGTCTGCTTTGTACCAAAACACTTGGTCCTCTAACTTGTTACTACTTGCGGCATTATGAATAACAAGACACTCATAGTTCTCGGTACATTGATCCATTACCTGATTGAACATATCAAAATTGGGGAACATGCCAGCATATGATTCGTACAGACGTTTGCGATTCGAGTAATAATTTTCACGGCAAATGAATACGTAATCTACATTCGTTCGGAGATTGGGCGGAATGCCCAAGGCATACTGCATCGTGATAATGAACAGTAACTTGTAATGCCGACCGTTCATGAACATACATCGAATATTCTTATCTTTGACCCAACTTTTGTCGTATAAGCAATCATCCAAAATCAAGAATGCTCTAGGATCAATGTTGGAGGATCCCCATTTTTCAAATTGTTGTTTAATTTCTCGAATCACCATTTTTTGACGTTTCAAGACATTACTGATTGTTTCTGGTTCTAAGTCACCATGAATAAATATGCTTGGAATCATTTTAGAGTAGAATGCATTCGCGCCTTCCGTTCCAGAAACAACCGTACCAATTGGCATAGATTGGTGGTGATAGAGTAAATCTTTTACTAACCAACTCTTACCTACTCGGCGTCGACCTATGAACAGTACTACACTGTCCTGAGCTATGGAGGCCATATCAAACTTCTTTAAACGGATACTCATCGTAATACTTTGTTAGGATATAATTTTATTTCACAATGACCGCGAAACACAAAAAAATATAAAAAACTGTAACATCGATAACATCGCCTTATCTGAGTGGAATTGTGTTTACTTCTGCATTTTCTTTTTCATCCACGGATCTTCACTTTCCATGACGCTCATCTTTTCTTCAACCGCACTGGAATCTTCAAACTTCTGTTCCTCATCATTCGCAGCAGTAACCGTTGTCGGTGCCGAAGCCTTCTTCACAACACTATCCTTATGCTGGGCCCACAGCTGGTCCTTGTTGGCCTGGTTTTCGCGGTAGCTCTTCATTAGGGTATTCAGCTGGGAGTTCAGGTATTCCTGTTCCGGGATATCCCCCGGAGCCGGATCCCACGGAAGCCAGAATCCGACCTGTCCAACAAACACATTGAAGTGGGGGTCAGAGCGCTGCAGCTGCTTGGCGCGGTACTTCGCCTCAACGACATTATCATAGACGCCGCGGACTTTGATTCCTCGCACGGAGGTCGCGAAGTCGTTTTGTTCAGAAAAGTTCTTCTGGAGGCTTTCCTGGTTGCGGAGACAGTAGTTGTCAAAGTTTTCCCGAAACGCTTCAAACGTGACATTCGCGGCATTTTCGTTCTGGGCGGTAGTGTACTGGTAGAACTCCCAGAGTTTTTTGTCAGCGATGCACGTTTCCGGCGAGACAAAGGACAGGCATACGTAGTTCTGTCCCGGAATGGGCATATCATTTTCGAGGAAATCCTGCTCCACTTCTTTACTTTCATTCTGTGTACTCACGGCACTCATTGTGTAATATTGTACTATATGGAATGATGAAGTGTTTAAATATATTTTTTTCTTTACCCAAAGTATAAATAAAATGAAAATGTCTCTTAAGTCTCTTATCAACCGTGCTGACCTTCAGGCGAAGGGCCAAGTCTTTCTTGGCTGCCTCGTCGAAGCGCTCGCCCTCGTCGCTGTATGCATGTCTGGCATGTGCAAGAAAAACCTCAAGCCAAACAAGGCTGCTCTCAAACTCGCCTTCAGCATCGCCCTCGTCTTCACTCTCGCTGACCTCTACTCCCCCGCAATGGGCCGCGCTCTCCGCCAGGGTGCCGGTTTCGGTGTCGGTGCCATGATGGTCGGTTTCCCGTAAATCAAACACTCTTTATGAAGGGCCACTCCAATTCTTTACATATTTTTTTCCATATTGTGTCTTGTTGATAAAGTTTTTGACGCGACTTCAACAACGGAAAACATGTGGTCAGTTCATGCATGCCAAGCAACTGCACGAATTTGTGCAACACGTATGAATAGGACAAAAAATTCTTGCGTTTCTCGGGACAGTGTTTGACAAAAGGGACTTGAATCATTTTGAACATAGAGCGTAGCGTTTCTTCGGTCGCCTGCGTGATGATGGGGGGAGGAACGCCGTTCAACTTGTTAATGATGTGTGGAATGTGTTCGTAGTACTTGTTGTACCCCAGTTTTTTCAAGAAGCGTCTGATTTGTTTTCGGTCCAACGCATTTTTATTTCTTCGCTCTTTTTTGATCTCCAATTCCAGATCTTCTATGATTTGGTCCGGAATGTGGGTGCTCTCTTTGGCCTGGAACTGTGACAGCCACTCATTGAAATGATTTATTCTCTTGTAGGCAAAAAAGGTGTACTCTCGTGGCGGGTCTTTGTACGACGGCTTGCTGTGATTCATCAAGACAGCATCTTCGACACCGCACTTTGTACAGAGTAGCGTACTTTCTGTCTCGTTGAAGATTTTGAAGCAGTGGCACGTTGGACAATATTCCATGAAAGGGTCCTTTTCGGGCGCCTTTGTGTATGATGTGTCCACTTCGTCCATGTACTGATCTATGATTTGGTTCATTGTGTCCTGTTTTGCCGACTCAGAATTATCTTGGTTCATAGTGGAGGACTCTGCCGCCTTTGATTCGGCCGCCGATGGTGTGAAGAAATCAAGAACCGTGTGCTCTTTTTGTCGTGCGTTCGACGATTGGGACATGGCATTGCTGTTGCTTTCGCTGGCGTCTTTCTGAATGTAATAATTGAACAGCAGATGTCCCGTTTTCATAAAGTAGTCGTTCTTGGCATTTTCAAGCGTGGCAATCTCTTG